AGTCTCGCTGTACGCAAGTCCGTCCACGACCGCAGCGAGATACTGCGCGACAGCGTCAACGAGGCCGATCATACGTTCACTCCCGCTACGCTGGGATGAAACGGCGTGACCTTGTGAAAGTGCATCTTGGCTGCGTCTGCGAAAGCGACTGCCACGTCAGGCCTGCCTTTCATGCACGCTGTGTAGAGCCAGCGATTGGAACGCCCGTTCAGGAGGTGGAGGCGACGGTCCTCGTGAAGCTTCTTCGCATACGGCGTGTCGTAGTAGACAGTGCCTGCGTCCTGCACTGCATCGTAGCTCGTCTTCCCTGAGCTCATGAGCAAGCCAGGGTGCGTGTCGTACGGGTCGCCCTCGCCCCAAGGCACGTGCGCGTCAGCGAGCGCGAGGATAATCTCAGCAGCCTTCTCGATGCCATCCTTCGTGCTCGCATTGGCAGCGTCAATAGCAACCTGGTGGTCCCAAACTACGCGAACTCGCGATGTCATGAACCACTCCCGCTCCCCGGTCCGGGGTGTCGCTGCGCGTTCGGCCACCTGTCAAGCATGAGCTCCCACTGAGTCGGGTGAAAGCGTCGCGGCATCGGGTAGACTTGAACCACTCGGTACTGCGTGCCGTGCGAAGTGATGCGCGACTCCGCCGACACCGGCCCGTCCTCAGGTCGAATGATTGCCATGACTGTCACCGAGATAGTGTAGCCGTGCGAGTCAGACACGAACTTCTGCGTGGTCTGAAACGAAGCTCGCACGTCGCGCGGATCGCCGTATATCGCGCCGTGCGCACCAGCACCAGCGTAGTCTTCGATGGTGATGGTGTCGCGGAGAAGCTCGCGAGGAACTCTCATCAGCATATCACCGAGATGATCTGAATATCTCGCGGTCAATTGTTCGCGGTGCAGCAGCTATTCTCTCGTTACTCCGAGCCGCCCAGCGAGCGCGATCTGCCGCAGTACTATGCACAGCCTGTGGAGCTGGAAGTGTGTGCGATGGCCCAGGCTTTGGTGAAGCAACTTTCGCTGCTCTATCCTTGTCTGCCTGATTGCGCGCAGCCTGCGAGCTCGCATTTGTGCCGTAGCGACCACTCGAGCGAACAGCCTCTGCGCGCGCGTGCTCTGCCTGCATCGCAGTCATGCGTGGCTCATCACCACGACCACCACTGCCGCTGTACTGGTTGATTCCCGTCGGATTAGGCATTCACGCACCTCATCACAGTGGATTCATGCTTCGCTCAGTGATCGGCGTGTACACGTCGACACCCTGGTAGAGAAGGCCAGCAGTCTCGAGTGTTCGCGCAGCGCGCGGACCGAGATAGCCAGGAAGATTCTGCGCTTGCACGCGGCCAGCCATCAGCGAGCCGTGAAGGCCGAGCACGTCGTGCTCTTCGCCAGTCTCAAGCCAGAACTCGACTTGGTCGCACGTCGCGTTGATGACTGCCTGTCGCTGCTTCGAGTCGACAAACGGAGGCACGCGATTGAAACACAAGTCAGCGCGTCCGAGCGTCGCGTAGTCAATCAGCTCGCTTGCCTTCTCGAGGAGCTTCGTCGGATTCACGGGCATGGCGTAAGCATCGCTCAGTCGCGCTTCGAGGTCGGTCGCAGTTGCGTAGCTCATGGTGCTATCCTAAACCATCCGCCCACGACTCAAGCACCGCAGCAGCGCGCTCAGCCGCCCCGGAGCGATAAGCGTACACGAGGTCGAGCGCGTACTCCCTCTTCTTGAGAGTCTCATCTGGTGACGCTAGAGCGCGGTTGCACGCTGCACCGAGGTCGTATGACTCCCACACGTTCTCGCCGACGCACGCCGCAGACCAGAATCGGAGCCCGTGCTCAACCTCCTCGCGATAGAAGGGCGCGTTGAGAACAACGACGGGTCGCCCCGTCGCAGCGAACTCATAGAGCGTGCTCATCCCGTCGCACGCGTACACGTCTGCCATGCGACACACGTCGGTGAAGTACTTGACTGGCATGATTCCGTGCTTCTCGTACCACGGAGCGATGCGGTCGTAGAGTCGCGGATGCCCGTGACCGATGAACCTCACGCCGCTCTTGCTCGAGCGTCGCACGTACTCGGCAAGCTGCTCCCGGTAGTAGATGAACGTCGACCGAGTCTCGGGCGACAGGAACGTGTCCCAGTGGAATGAGAACGCGATGGTCGGAATGCCGTCTGGCTCGCGATGAGGTAGCACGTCGAGCTTCGGACACCCGACTACCTCCACGCGTGCCTTAGGGTAGCGTGCTGCATCGCGCGCTGCGGGATGCGGGCCCGGGTGCAAGAAGAGCGAGGCAAATCTGTTCGCGCCGCCAGCATAGCTCGAGTTGTTGAGCGCAACTTGTCCGCTGAATGAGATGGGATCTCCGCCGAAGCTCTGGCCCGCGCCGTGCTCCATGATAGCGATGTTCTTGCGCCCGCGCCTGCGCGCCTCCTGCATCGCTCCGCTTGCGCTCACCAGCACAGGCGTGTCACCCTTGTCGATGTTGCGAGCTTCGACATGCTCTATGTGCAGCGACGCGAGCTCATCGGCGACAGACGGAGGCATGAAGAATGAGCCGCGCATCGACGCGGGAAGCGCACGCCACACTGGAACGATGTGCTCTGCGTGGTGCGTCTCTCGCGCGTAGGCATCGAGCTTCACGAGTGCACCTCGGCGCTGCGCGGGTCGAACACCGCGTCTAGGTCCATTGGCTGCTTCATGTCTGGCTCTGGAGGTCCCTTCTGCGGAAGCTTCGACACGAACTCCCAGTCAACAGGGAAGGCACTCGTGAGCTCTGAAGGCAGAGTGCGCATGTCTTCGCCGGCAAGAGAGATGCTGCGACGCATGTTCTGGTGAGAGCGCGACATGTCGTGGCGCACCCACACCCACGCGGGACCCTTCTCGATGAGCGTGATACGAGCGAGCTTCGCTGCAGACAGATGACCGACATCGTTGATAGTCGCGTGATCGCCTCGAGGAGCGAAGAGCGACGAGAACATCGGCACGTTGTATCTGACGTGCTCAGCCTGGTCGCCCATCACGCGCCAGCCCTCAGGGAACACGAGCACTGCGCGCGCTGAGAGCGTCTCAGCGACAGCGCGCACCTCGCGAGTGAACCACGGAGCGATGGCGTCATCGTCATCGAGGCGCGTCGTGAGCACCGAGTCACGCCAGTCGATGTGCTTCTTCCACGGGCCCCACGGCCTGTCAGGTCCGCCGCGCACGACCATGCCCTCAGACGACTTCACGATGATGCGCGCGCGCGACTCGCGAAGCGCATCGAGACGCTCGTTGAGGAGCGGGTCGCTCGGGTCGATGAGGACTATCCAGTGAAGCGGATGCTCAATGTCTTGCGCGCGCATCGACGGAACCGTGATAGCGCGTAGCATCTCGAGCCGACGCGTGTTCTCCGCGAGGTCGACTTCAGCGCTGAAGCTCGACCGAGTCAGAACGTACTGATTCACTCTTGGTCATTCCCTTCTACCACTCCGAACTGCTCCGCGTAGCCAGCGAGAATCGCGCCTGGAAGACGGCCTGCGAGCGTGCACAAGAGCAGACCCGCCTCCGTCCAGAAGAGCGCGCTGTGAAGCGACGATGCGTAGTTGCCGCTCGACCACCCCGACAGCGCCTGCGCAGCCGCAGTCGAGCAGTGACCGATAGCGGCCGCGGGGTCAGAGCTGAACCTCCACTCAGGTGCCTGCGAGAGATACGTGGCCACTTCTTGCGGCGTCGCGTCAGCGCGAAGCGTCTGTCCGTCCCAGGGATTGTAAGGCGTACTCATGACCTGCCTATCATACACGAAGAGCCCGACGAGTAGTCGGGCTCTCCGAGTTCTTGACTGGGTGGTCTAGCTGAAAGTGGTGGCACCACTCGCGTGGAGGACCGCCTGCCAGGTAGCCGCCACGTTGTTGCCACCGCCGTGCAGCGTCACGACCGCCGAAGCGGAGAACGTGAGCTTGTTGCCACCCGGCGTGACGATCTGAAACCACGCGAGCGAGGCGGTGCTCATGCCTTGTGCGAGCAGCTCGACTGCCGCCTGGCCTGAGTCCTTCGCGCCCGTGAGAACGTCTTCGAGAGAGAAGCCAGCGAGCGTCCACGTGTCGCCGCGCTCGGCAACCATGTGCTCGTTGTGACCTGCACTGTCGAAGTCGGTCGTGTCAGCGTCCGTGTTCGCGGGCGCGTGGGTGATGGTGTTGATGCCCTTGATAGGGGTGAACGGCCCACCTGAACCTCCGGCATCGATGCCGATGGTCAGGTCGCGTGCGAGAAACTTTGTGACTGCCATGCTTCACCTCCTGGGTGGGGCGGGCTCTACGAGCCGCTTCCCCAGGTGGCACCAGAGCCAGAACCACGCACGTTGTCGTACGGAGTCTTGGCATTGACGAGCTTGGCATGCTTGCGCTCGTTGCCGTACTCGAGACCGATCTCGCCGTAGATCTGCGAGGTGTCGCGCGCGCCGGTCTTGGCGAGCGGCTCCCAGAACAGGAAGCCCTTGTTCGGGACTTCGAGGATGCGAGGTGCGAGGTCTTCGAGCGACAGCGCGAGGATCATGCCGTTCGGCACGTACCGGTCGACCATGAGCGAGCACTGACCGAAGTCGCACTCGAAGGTCGCGAGGTTCACGCCGCCGACGTTCCGAGACTGCTGGTAGAAGCCCTGGCCCGGCTTGCGGATGTACAGGTCAGTCACGAGACGCTTCATCGCCGGTCCGACGAGAAGGGTGCGCGTGTCGCCTTCCTGGATTCCGCCGTTCTCATAGGCGAGCTGGAACAGCCCGTCAATGTCGGCCTGCGTGGGCTTCTTCCCACCCATGTCGTGAACGTTGGTGACGATGGCTTCGGCGATGCCGCGAGTCTTACGAGGACTCGTGTTGTCGCCCGGCTCCGCGAAGGTGCCAACGATGAAGCCGAGCTCGACATCGCGAGCGATCTGCTTCAGCTGCTGGTCGAGCTGCCAGCGCATCTCGTCCACGACGGGAGAGGTGCCCCGGAGGGTGGTGGCGTATCCACCCTGATTGCCCAGTGCCTGGCGGGTGTACGACACCTCGACAGCTTCCTGGTGAATCTCGACCACGTTGTGCGCGTTCTTCCGCACGCGCTGAGCGGCGGCGGGAGCATCGTCGCCTTCGACGTGCTGGCGATTCGCGTCAGCAGTTCGAAGGTCGTAGTACTCCCACTCGAAGCGCTTGTCGTAGGCAGGACGGCCACCCGTCAGGCCTCCGATTGCGCTCAGGAGAGGGGTGTCTTCCGGGCTGATGTCGAACAGATCGCCGACGTAGTTCGGCAGATCGAACGAGGTGCCCATTCCAACAATGCCGGGCATGTGACTCCTTGTGGTGGTGAGCCCGGCCTAGAGAGGCCTAAGCTCGATTGAACAGGATTGCTTGCTTGAGATCACGCGCCTCTGCGAGCTTGGCCTGCTTGACCTTCATGTCGGTCGAGTCAGCTGCTTCGCGCTCGAGCTGCTTGATCTTCTCCGCGCCAGTCACCTTGTCGACGCCGCCGAACTCTCCGCCCGCCTTCCCGGGAAGACCGCCCTTTGCGAGGTACGGCTTCTCTTTCAGGAGAGCTGCGACAGCCTCTTTCGTGCCAGTCACGGTCCCGTTCTTGTCGACCGAGATGTCCGCGCTGTTCACCAGGAGGTCCGCCACGAGTCCCGGATCGAGCGTGCCCTGAGCTTCGATGAGAAGCGTAGCCCTCTTGATCCGAGTGTTAGCGAGGGTGAGCGCGTCTTTCGCCTCTTTCTTCGCTTCCTTCTCAGCGTCCTGCGCTCGCTGAAGCTCCGTCTTCTTGCTCTCGTCGTCTGCGTCCTTCGCGACCTTGAGAGCTTTCAGCTCGTCATAGTCCGATGGGATCGCTCGCTTCAGTCGAGCCTCGACAATCGCGTCGAGCTCGTCCTGCGAGAACGTCCGCGGTGGCTTCCCGGATGCGACACCTGTCGCTGCGGCCGTAGCCTCGAGCTTCGGCGTGCCAGTCGTTCCGTCCGCTGGCTTGACTTCTGTACCTTCCGGCATCATCTCTCCTTACAAAGGGACCCGCAGCCGTGCGCGTCGATGTGAACGCTACTACAGTCTGCGAGATAACGCGAATATGAATGAGCGACGCGACGTCTTACGCGCGAACCTGAGGTGCCTGAGGAGGCGACACAGGTGGCTTATTCGCGGGCGGAGTCTTGGCCTGGTCATTCACAGGCAAGTTATGTGTAGACGCTGCATCGGTGTGCGGCGCGCCGAGCTGGCCAGGCGAAGTCACGATGGAAGGCGGCTTTGCAGTCGCTTCCTCTTCGTCCTTGACACGCTGAACCTCGGCGTCAATCTCGCTCTCGTCCCAGTCAGGATTGACGATGCGCACGCGAGTCTCGATGCTCGACGCCTGCGCAGTGAAGAGAGCCAGCGCTGTCTGAGCGAGCTCGAGCGGGTTGTCGATGATCGAGTTAGAGAGGGTGACAGTCGGACGTATAACCGGCGTCGACTGGCCAAACACCTCGTGGTCCACGATCTGCATGCGATACAGCGTGTTAGCGACGCCAGTCCTCCACCACGCGCTCTTCCGCTTCAGCGTGAGCAGAGTCTTGTGCTCTGATATTCGAAGCGCCGTGCCAGTGCCGGTCGTCTTGTCGCTGAACGCGCCGAGCGTGCTAGGCGTGTAGCCAGCGCTCGACACGATGCGGTCGATGAGCTCGTGCGCTGTCTCCTGGTGCTCCTTGTAGCGAATCTGGAACTGGTGCGCCATCATCGACCGAGTGTCAGCGGCCGCGCCAGGCTCCATGTCCATGCCGACGTAGATCTCCTGATCGACATCGAACGTCGGCAATCCCTTGTCGCTCGGGTCCCTGCGCAAGTACTCGCGAGGAACGAGGATGCGCGCCTTAGCGAGGCGTATGTCGCGTATCCACGAAGCGTACACCTCGTCGAGCGCGTCAAGGAGACCTTCGCTGCCCTGGATGTCGGCGACGCCGAAGCTCGTTGCGCGCCACAATCGGTTAGGTCGCATGTTCGGGATGTACTCGACATCGAGGTCTTCGAAGGGAGTGTCAATCTGCGGCTGAAGCTGAAGCTCACTGAGACTGTCAGCGACGCCGAGTCCCATCTGAATGCCGAGCCTGTCTTCAGTGCCTTGGAACACTCCGTTGAGAATCACGCAGTGACGCGCAGCGCCAGTGCCCTGCATCTCGTGTCGCTCGAGGTGACGGAGGATTCTGTTACCGTCCGTGAGCACAGTGCGGTGGAACGTCACCGCCGTGAGAATGCCG